TTTTTTGGGTTTTGTGTGGTTTTTTTATTTTTAAGAAAAAAACAAAAAAGGCCCCCCGCCTCTCCGTGTCGTCAAACAAGCCGCGAAAACAGACGCAATAGAGTCGATAATCAAGGGTGGAGAAGGCGGGCGCCTACTTTCGTATGTAGCCGGGCATAAAAAATGCCCGAAAAATTCGAGCCGGTAATGGCTCTATTGCGACAATGTCGCGGCTTGTTGACTCTGCAAATTTCGGAAGAATTGTGTGAACAAAAAAAAAAAACTGTTAAGAAATGTTACGGCGCAAAATTTTTATATAGTCGCAAATAACAACGGCCGGAGCCATAGGCCCCAGCCAGGGAAAATTAGGAACCAGTAAAATAATTACTTCTCGCTGTTTAGGTATTTCGTCGCAGCCTTCACGATCACGGCCAGCGCCCACCAGAAGGCGCCGGAGAATACACCGGCCGCGGCATAGATCGCGGCAGCCAGCTCGTCGGCCTTATGATAGTCGGTTAATACCTTCAGGGCCATAAATAGGCCAGCGGCCAAAGATATGATGGCTAATATTTGCAGAATGTTGAAAAACTCGGTTTTTACCTCGCTTTTCTTTTCGGTAGCTTCTTCCATGTGGCGAACGTGGGTTTATTGTAGGATTTCGCCAGTTTTCGCGGTTTGACAGTGCAAAATTACGAATTACCGGCCGTTTTCCGTAAAAATTAGCCTTAAAACCGGCAAAAATGAGGCTTAAAGTGTCAAAAAGTGCCGATTTTAAGTGAAAATTTTGGCCTTAAAATTGCTAAATTGCTGAAAATAGAGGGTTTGGGGTGCGCTTAAATTGAAAAACAAAAAATCGCGTTTCTCCGTATAGCGGTCCACTCAGCGGCGGCGCGATAATTACCACACCCCCAGGGGGTGAAATGTGAGGGGGGACCCCGTTACGGCGTTACCGAAAATGGCACGCCCGGCGCTGGTAGGCGTCGGGCGCTGCTCGATTGATTGATCCGGTAACGTGGTCAGGGTTTCAGGTGTCGGGCGGCCCACTGCTCGGCCACGACGTCGGCGCTGCTGGCGGATGTTGCGGCCGGTCTGGTAGCGTTTACCCATGCCCTGCGCATCATCAGGTACTTGAAGGCGTCGGAGAAATTGGTCGACAGCCTCGGCAATTTCTTCGGCTCCAGCTTTTCGGTCTTTTTCTCCTTTGCCACGATCTTGACGTCGCCGCGGTACTTGATAATTTGACGGGCGCCCTCGATACTGCAAACCATTTCGGGGCAGTTCTGTGCATCGACGCGGAGAAGTGGCAGGGCCGGGTTGCGCTCGGCCATAAGCTCCAACATAAAATTATATTCGGCGTCCTGGTGTATGTTGGCCTGGCCGCGCGACATCAGTATCACGGTCCAGCCTGTGCGGTTGCCCTGTGCGTCGCGCTCGATCGCCTCCTTGATTTTACCGGCTTTATCTTCCTTCTGGCGTTGGCCGCTATTACCGGCGCGGTCGTAGAAAAGGTGCAGCGTCTTGCACTGGTGCGGGCTGAAGAACGTAAGGAACTGGTCGGCCAGCTCTCGCAACGACTCCGGCGGTATGACATATAAATTTTTATGTACGCGGTAATATCGGCCGTCGTCCTGTGCAATTACTAACGAGTTCATGTTGCCGAAGTCCATGCCACCGTCGATAGGCCGCGACGAATCCAGGCGCCGGAGTTCTCCGGAGTGGAAGGCCGCCTCGCCTGAAATAGTGCCGTCGGTGTACTTGTGCCGGTCCTCGAACAACACATAAAAGCGCGCCGACTTTTTCACGCCCGGACGCATACCGAAGACCGATTTAAGAAACTCGTGGAGCTCCAGGGCGCCGGATAACAAGCGCCGGGCATAATCGACCGTTAATATATCTATGTTTGCAAAGCTCGACAGATTAACAAAGAACGTCTGGCCCTTTCGCATTTTGGCTAGCGCGTTATCGTAGTAGGCCACCTTTCGTTCCAGGCGTGCAATCTTGGCCGTGTCCGGGCTCTTGGACTCGTTGGCCTTTACCAGCTTTATAAGGTACTTATTTCGGGCATCGGCCGCCTGTATAATCTTAATAATCCGGTCCGGATCCATTTCAGCGGCATACCTGAAAAACCAGTCGTATTCGCCCTCGGTAATATCCGGCATGTCGGTGGTGATAGTAACGCCGCCATATAAATGACAATGCCCGTAGGTGATCGCGTCGCCGCGGAGGATAGGCAACACGCGGGCGGCTCGTGCATCCGGGGCATACTTAGCCTCATCGAAAAACAGGTGGGCAACACTTTTGCCCGCCAGGAGCGACGGCGAGTCGAGCGAGCCCAGAAACAAAACGGATCCGTTCCAAAAGCTATAAACATTTTTATAATCCAGCACAATAATAGAGCACTTCGCCCGCCATGAGTCCGGCGGCCGTCGGCCCTTTATATAGTGGACGCCCTCTATAAGGCCGCGGAGCCGCCAGCCATTTTGCACCGCTGGCATGATGTTATTAACCAGGTTGGTGTAGGTGTCGGCCACGATAGCCAGCGGAGCGCCCGGCATGAGTAACACGCAATTAGTAGAGCGCCGGGCAATAATAACGGTACTTTTCGACGTACCGCGACCAGCCACGGCAACAAAATTTGTCGTATCTACCCAGTCGGTCAAAATCTGGACGTCGGAGCCAAATTTAACGTCTATATTATCAGTCTGTTTCGTCGGCAAATTCTTTGACATCTTCGATCATGCGTTTTAACAAGTTTTTCGGCTTAATACCGGCATCCTCTTTCACGCGGCTGCGTATGATCTGCGGCACCTCCGGTATCTCGTCGATGAAGGCTTCGAGCTCCCGGCGGTCCGCGGCCGGAGCGCCCAGAGCTGCGGCGTCGCTGGTGTATATAATCGCCGTTTTTGGCTGCAGCAATTCTTCCGGTATTTCGGGAGCGGCCTCGTCGTAGCATCCGCGGAGCTTTGCCGCATCGTTCAACAGCGCGCGCCCTTCCTTAAACTTCCCGGAGGCAAAGGCTAAATCGGCCATTTTCTCCAGCTTTTCGGCGTATAGGTTGGCCCATGCGCGCGGTGTTACCGACGTTTCGGCGTAGAAGAAATTTATCGCGTCGTCGTAGATCCGGCGAGCCATCCAGTCGGACAGGCCGTAATTATTTTTTAGTAACTTGATAATTCCCGCCTTCGTTACTATTTTTCGGCCGCCCGGTAATAACATGCGTGCCCGGAGTCCGCGGACCATTTCCATAAATTGGTAATACTCGCGTTCTTCAGGCGTCAGGCAGTCAGTGTTCCCGGTCGATAAAATGCGGTTTATCGTTGTCAGGTCGATAGCCTCGAAGTCTATGCGGGACGGTTTAGCCGGTAAATTCATCGTCATCCATGTAATAAATAAATTCGTTAAACCGATTTTCTCGCTGGATGCCGCGGAGCGTCTTAATCGCGTCGATATTCCCGGCGGCTGCGGCTTCCTGGAGCTTCATTTGCGGCGTGGCTATACCGTTGTCGTGTCCTTCCTCGATAAGTCGGGCCACAATCGAGCCGGGGACGTCTGCCAGTGCTATAAATGCAGCGGCCACGGCCGGTGGAAACTCCACGGCCGCGGCTATCTGCGTCGCTGTAAGACCTACGGCCGCAAGTTTTAAAATGTCCTCTTTCTTGTCCGCCGGGATCATCGCCGAAATGTCGGGCGGGCTATTCGTTTCGATATTCATCTTCCAGGCGTTTACAAGCGGTTAAATAATAGCCTTCGTCCTGTTCCATGATAACGAAACGGCGGCCGGTGCGGACTGCGGCCACGGCCGTTGTGCCGGATCCGCCGAAAGTATCGAGTATCACGCCACGGGGGGGGCATGAGTCGTTAATAAATTTCGCTATGAGGACGACCGGTTTCTGCGTCGGGTGGACCTTAGCGCCGTCGGTTGATCTGGCGCCGGACGTGAAGGCCTTAACGTCTGCAATAATGTTAGTCCCTCCGATATTGGCGTCCTTACCGGCGTGGAAAAGCACAAGCTCGTGAATAAATGCGTAATGATTGCCTGGGCCGCTCAATTTATTCCAAACAAGCATATTATGTGCCTTTAGAATTTCATCGAAAAGCGGGTAATAAAAGGCATAGCCGCGCCAGTCGCAAAAAAAGTAAATACAGGCTTCAGGCTTAGCTACGCGGGCAAACTCGTGGAATAATTCCCGGTAAAAAGGTCGGCAAATCGAGAGATCGCGAAAATTACCCTTTTGGCCGTTGTGGGTCATGCCCAGAAAATAGGGCGGATCCGTAATTATACAGTCAACGGATGCCGCCGGGAGCTCTTTAATAATCTCCAGGCAGTCGCCGTTGTATATCGTACCGCCGTCGAAGTCGCGGCGATCACTTGTCGATAGATTGAAAGATGGATAGCGTAGCATTTAGCGCGGTAATTTTTTTGTTAATCTTAGCAATTTGATACCCGGCCTCCGCGCGGTCGCAAGGTTGGCAATTCGAGCGCCGGAGATAGGCCGAAAAATAGGCTTTCGACTTTTCGGCTTTCTCCAGCGACTCAATTATTTTTTTTTTCTTCGCTCGATCTCGGCCTCGATGCGCTCGCGGGTGGCGGTCCATCGTTCCAGAGCTGCGGCCGCCTTTGCCGAATCATTACCGGCGGCCTCTGCCTCTTTCACCGCTTTGCTGTGCTTCGACTGGTTGACGCGGGCGCTGCTCAATTTCTTGGCAAGGTCCAGATCCGACAGGGCGGCCAAATCTTCGACGGCCTCGGCCTCGCGGAACTTCGCTGCTTTGCCCAAAATTTGGCCGGTGGTGCGGTAGTGTTCCAGCTCGTCCCAAATTTCGCGGTTAGCGAGATAGGCTGTAACGACTTTTTCGGCCTCTGTGGCGGCCTCGGCGATTGTCTGGTCCGGTATAACTTGAAGGTGTGCAAACGCGGTTTTATACACGTCGTAAGCTGCGAACATGTCGTTAACCAGCACTTTGAGGATGTCGGGGCAGTCCGGGCTGTTCAGAAAACTATATTTTTCGCGGAAACGGATCATTTTACGGACCGGTTCCGGGGCCTCTGCATACTTCCTGCGGGCCGTTTCGAGCTCGTCGGTCAATTCTTCGACCCGCTGCTCGTTTTCTTCCATAGCGAGCACCCGGTCCTGAAATTCGGGGCTAACCAGCTCGTCGACTGTTACGCCTAAACTGTCGGCCAGTTCTATGAGTGCGGCGTCGGTAGGTTTCGGGTTGTCGAGAATTACGGTCTTTGCCACCATGCCGTTGAGCTTCGGTCTAGGAGATTTGGCCAGGCGCGGGAGCCGTCGAAACTCTGCGTCAGACAATCCGGCCAGTTTGCGCAATTCTTCAGTTAAGAGCGCCCGCGAAAACTCGGTATCTTCCAGGGCGAAACGGCGTTTATACATACGGTTATGCCCGTGGCGCTCGTAGAGCCTTACGCCTTCGGCATAATTTCGGGGTCCCGATAGATAGGCCACTATTTCCTTTTTTTCGGTCGTTGTCATGGTGCAAAAATTAGTTTTCTATTACTTCCCAATCTTCAGAAAGCATGTCGGTTTGTGAGGCCAGCCAGCCCGAAAGGATTTCTTTTTGTGCCGTTAACATACAGATTGTATCAAGTGCGGGGATTTCGCCACCGTTAGCTTCTGCGATAGCCTTTAACATGTGATCTTTACACCATTCTGCCTTAACGTTGGCCGCTGGTTTGAGCCAAAGAAACATGTTTTTACCGTTCCAGCCTTTTCTGGCTACTTTTTTGCCCTGTTTAAGAGCTTCGATTGCTTCTCCGAAATTCATATTACTAAATTTTTGAGTTAAAATTATTAGCTACACAAAGTTACACGGCGGTAATTACCAACAAAAGGACAATAAAACACCCGGCCGCTCGTGGGGTGCGGTCGGGTGTGTCTGGGTTATGGTGCGAGCAGGAATCGAACCGGGAACCTGTTAGCCGTTTTCGTAACGGCTCTGCTCAATCCATACCACCGCGCCGTCAGCTACCTCAAAAGCTCGGAGCGTGAGCTGTGAGCCATCGGAGGCTGTAAATAACCTGCCGCCCTTCAGAAGAATGGCGTCGGGAGTGTGTGCGACGGTGGGAGCTGTGCCACCAGTACCTACCAGTGTGATAACTGCGCCGTGGCTACCGCCTTCAATCTTGTCGATTACGGCGCTGCCCTCGGTGAGTTGGTACTGCCCTTCGGCCACAAAATTGACGGTTTTAACGCCAGCTTCGACCACGACCACGGGCTCTTCCTCCGGAACTGTGCCTGCATAAATACCAATATCGTCGCCCTTGTTAATCTGCTGGAAGGTGAACTCGTTGAAGTTGCTCTCGTTGTTGCCTGTGTATGAAGGCACCATCTTACATGGGTTGCACATGTTGCCGATGATGTCGGCAGGCTTGCCGGAGCAATAGCGTACGATTACGATGAACTTGCGGTTTAGATTATTGTGCTTGAACTCTCGCACTTCAATCTCGTTGCCTGGATGTTTGCCCTTAATTTGGGGTTGAAATCCTACCTGATCAGTATCGCCCTCGGCAGCGCTTGTCACTTCGACAGTGCCTGGGGTCATATAGATGCCGTAGCCATAGCGGCCGGGCTTCATGATGATATCCTCGAGGATAACAACACCCTTGGCATCGCGGGGCGGGAAGTAGTAGATGTCCTCAACTGCGAGAAGGGTGATGGAGTCTCGTGGCTGAATACCGATGCCGGGATTGCCCGGTGCTCGTGTTACAGATTGTTGTACATACATATCGAAAAAAAATATTACTGGTTAACGAATTAAGAAGAAGCATGGCCCCGGTATACGGTTGTTTATATGCCGGGGCCGGCCGTTTAGTCGTTGGGCGCTTCGGCGCGGCTTACTTCGTAGAACTTGCCGTCGTCGACCTTCACAAGCTGGATTATTGCTCCAGTTTTCAGTGTCATGGCTTTGGTAAGCGAGAAGTTACCGCCATTAGCGATGGTGGAGGCGTTGTCGCTGCCATTGCCGTGGATTGTGTAGACGGTGCCGGTAACAGCGTCGGCCAGGTCGGTAATCGCGGTGGCCTTAGTGTTTTCGCCGGTCACGAACACGGTAGCGTCGGCAACGCTGGGCGCGGTGGCGTCGTTGGGGAACATGTAGGCGGATGCGGCGGCTGTGCGGCGGCCGATTTCGATAAACTTGCCGTCTGCTCGTTTCATCAGCGAGATAACGTCGCCGGTCTTGGGCGTCCATTCTTCGGAAATGAGGTCGAATTTACCGGCTTTCTTGATAGTAACACCGTTGTCGCCGTCGGGGCCGCACTTGATGTTTACGACTTCGCCGACTTTTGCGCCTTCGATGTCGTCAATCTCCTTCACCTGCTTGTTATAGCCGGTAACAATCGAGTTGTGGAGCACGGCTGACGGGTTGGCATCGGGCTGGCCTTCTACGAAGAAATCATCGGGGCGGTCGTAGTCATTGCACCAGATAAGCTGGCGGGAGCCGTCCATTTCGGCGGGGTTTGTGTACTTGTAACCCACGGACTCGGCCCAGATAGACTCTTTCCAGTTGGCCCAGACTTTGAGGCTCCAGTCCTGCTGCTCGATGCGGAAATCGAGCATTTCGCCGGCCTTCTGCTCGTAGCATTTAATATTGCCGTCGAGAGTCCAGACGATACGGTGGTGGTTGTCAGCGTTGGGGACGGGAACGAGGCGCACGTTGGGGTATTCCTTAACGTGCATGATGTTGGCTTTGTAGTCCTGGTTAAGACCGTATTTAGCCTCGTTGTACTTGTGGTACCATGGAACCAAGGGCGCGGGGATGTAGCAAACTACGTTGCCGGTGCTGCGGATGTGGTCGGGGATCATCGACGTACCCAGGTAGAGCACTTCGCCGATGTTGGCCGGGGTGATGCGAGGGAGCGCAAACGGTTTGATCTGGTAAACCACTTTGCCGGTAGTGCCGCCGTCGGGTGTATTGTCGATATGGCCGTCGACCTTCTTACGGATGAACTCATAGAAACCGTCCGCGGCTTCCATGGCTCGGCCCGGCTGGTTGGGGGTGGGGTTCCTGCGCACCCCGTTGACGCGGCGCATCTCGCGCTCGGTGTGGAGC